TAACATCTTAGAACGTGTCTTATCATATGAAATTAATCAATATCCTGATTTTCATGCTACTATTTCCAATGTGGTTGATGATAGATTGCTACCAGGGCGTGGTGTGGCTTGGTTACGATATGAACCGATCATTGAATCAGTTGATGCCGAACCTCAGATCACTGATTATGAAGAAGTAGGTGGGGATGAATATGCTCCTACCGGAGAATCATTAGAAGAAAATGCGTTAGCAGGAGAACAACCTGCCCAATATGAGCGCATTACTTCTGAAACTACCCCTGTCGATTACGTTTACTGGCAAGATTTTGCCCATCTACCAGCGAGAACGTGGGAAGAGGTAACTTGGGTAGCTAGACGTGTTTATATGTCGCTAGAGGAAGGAGAAGAGCGATTTGGTGAGGTGTTTAACCAAGTTCCTTTAACTCATTCACCTGATCGACAAGATGGTGAAAAAGAATCGACTCAATCATTAAAGAAAGCTGAAGTTTGGGAGATTTGGTGTAAATCAACTAAATGTGTCTACTGGGTGGCAAACAATTATGACATTATCCTTGACCATCGTGACGATCCATTAGAATTATGCGACTTCTTTCCTTGCCCTAAGCCTTACTTTGCTACTACCACTTCAGGATCGCTTGTTCCTATAGCTGATTTCTTACTGTATCAAGATCAAGCAGATGAAATTGATGATCTAACAGGCAGAATCAAGCATCTTACCAAAGCCATGAAGGTTATGGGTATTTATGCGGCTGACGAACCAGCTATTGAACGTCTGATGAAGGAAGGCAACGATGGCGTTCTGATTCCAGTTAAAAATTGGGCGGCATTTGTAGAAAAAGGTGGTTTGCAAGGTGCAGTTCAGTTCATGCCATTACGAGATGTGGCACAAGCCTTGCAACAGTTGTATCAAGCTCGTGAATCATGTAAACAAATCATCTATGAAACGACTGGTTTGTCCGATATTATGCGCGGAGCTTCGGTTGCATCGGAAACTGCTACCGCACAACAAATTAAATCACAGTTTGCTTCATTACGATTGAATAGTATGAAAGATGACATGAGCCGATTTGCTCGTGACATTTTAAGAATGAAGTCTGAAATCATTTGTTCTAAATACCAACCTGAAACATTGATTCAGATGTCAGGTATTAGCTTCACACCTGATGCTCAGTTTATTGAGCCAGCTATTCAGATGTTGAAGAACGAATCAATGCGTAATTTTAACATTGACATCGAAACTGATACTTTAGTTCAAATTGACCAGCAAGCTGAAAAACAAAGTAGAATTGAATTCTTAACTTCAGCCAGTTCATTCTTAGAGAAAGTCCTTCCAATGGGGCAACAAGCACCTGAGTTAGTTCCTTTACTAGGTGAAATGTTATTATTTGGTATTAGAGGATTTAAAATTGGTCGTACTATTGAAGGGACTTTTGAACAATTTATTGCTCAAATGAATCAGCAAGAAAAAGCGAAAGCCGCTCAACCTCCGCAACCACCTCCTCCAACTCCTGAAATGATTAGAGCGCAAACTGAAGCTCAAAATGCACAGGCTAAGATTCAATTAGAACAGCAAACTACGCAAGCTAAATTGCAGTTGGAACAAGCTAAATTGCAAACAGAACAGCAATTAGAAGCACAAAAACTTCAATTTGAGCAATGGAAAGCTCAACTTGATGCAGATACTCGCGTAATGATTGCTGAAATGAGCAGTAAAACCAGTTTGAAACAGTCATCAATGACTATAAATGCTGCTCGCGATCAAGAAGGTATTTTAGAACTTAATGATAATGGTGACGAGCAACCAAACAGTGCTTTAGCTGGATTGATCGAGGCAGTTAATCAAAACTATGCACAGATGATTCAAATGTCAACTATGCAGAATGAAGTCATGTTACAGAAACAAGCTGAAATGGTAGCTAATCTGTCGCGTCCTAAACAAATCGTTCGCGGTGCGGATGGCAAAATAATTGGAGTTCAATAATGGCGGTAACATTAAATACAACCTTGCGTAATAATAGAGCTGACGCTATTACTACATTTGCTGATAATGGGGCTAAGTTAAGGCTTTATACTTCTGGCGCAACATTGATTGTTGAGTGTGTTTGTGGCACACCTTTTGCGGCTGCGGCTTCAGGAGGGGTATTAACTCTTTCAACTATTTCACAAGGTACGGCTGGAGCATCCGGTACAGTAACAAATGCAAGCCTTTATAAAGCTGATGGCACAACTTTAGTAGTAAGCGGAATGACTGTGGGAACTTCAGGGTCAAATGTTAATTTATCCAGTACACTAATATCTACAGGTGATAATGTGGCTATATCTTCAGCTACAATTTCTGAAGGTAACGCTTAACAATGGCTTTATGGGATTCTGGGATATGGGATTCCTCTAAATGGTCTACAATCGAATCAACTGTAGCAATAACCCTTGATGGGGTTACAGTTGCTTCAACAGGTAAGGTTGTACATGTAGCTACTGTAGTGATAACACTTGATGATGTAGCTATTGCATCAAGTGGTGTAATAACACGCCATGCCACGGTTGATTTACCGCTTGATGATATAATTATTGAATCAAATGGCAATATTACTCGACATGCAACTTTAGATTTAACACTTGATGATGTAGATATAGTTATTGCTGGACAAAATGTTCATGCAGGGCCGTTAAATATTCAGCTTGATGATATAATTTTTGAAGCGACAGGGCAACATGGGCATACTGGAACTTTAGCGGTATCTTTAGATGAATTAATAATTTATTTTCAAGGAGCTGATGATAATCAGCAGCAACATCGAGGAGGCTTTGACGCTAAAAAACGTAAGTCTACGGTTTACAAGGATGAAAGACAAGAGCTTGAATCTCAAATAGCAAAAGCAATCGCTAAAGTTACAGGAGAAGATCAAGAAACCGCAACGCCTGAAGTAGAAGTTAAAGTAGTTGAACCTGTAGAAACGCCAAACTACCAGCTTCAAGAAATGGTTATGAAAGCCCAGGCTATGGCGCTTCAAGCCGAAATAGACCTTCTAATTCAAGCTGAATTAGACGATGAAGAATCACTCATGTTACTTTTATAGGTATAGACAATGGCAGGAACAGCACAAATAACAGGTGCATATAATGGTTTTGCACCTCAATCAGCAGGTAATGACGGATCAATTTTGTGCGTAAGTACAAACAGCCCAAAACCTACTTTTAGATACACAGCTATAGACATTACCCCTGTAGCCACAGCTACCGATGTTTTGGTTTTAAAAGGGTCTGCTACCAAAATAGTTAGGGTTACTAGAGCAAGTATATTAGGCTCTGCAACAGGAGCTTCTATTTATGATTTGTACCTTACTAAACGCACAACTGCTAATACAGGCGGTACTTCAACTGCTCCAACTGCAACGCCATCAGATACTTTAGATGAGGCTGCAACAGCAACTTTAGCGCTTTATACTGCTAACCCTTCAGCTTTAGGTACAGGAACACTTTTAGAAGGAACTAAAGTTTATTTACCTGCTGGGTCAGCGCCTGCTGGAGCTGGTGCGATAAGGGATATTATATTTGGAAATAGAAATGATAAAGCACCTGTATTACGGGGAGTAAATGAATCTATAGCTTTTAATTTTGCTGGGGCAACTGTCCCTGCTGGCGCATCAATTTATATGCACATTGAATGGACAGAGGACATCATTTAATGCCTTTATATGAAGTTAAATGCCGAGTTTGCGGAGAGCATCAGGATATTTTTCGCAAGTTAGCGGATTGGGATAAGCTACCTGACTGCTGTGGCGAACCCACAAGTCGAGTTCTATCTGCACCAGCGGTATTTGAGGATATAAAACCTTATAAATCTATGGTAACTGGTGAAATGATTACTAGCCGAAGTCATCATCGTAAGCATTTGATAACCCATAATGTACGCGAAGTTGGTAACGATAATCATACGCCTCAAGTTGACCATTTTGCCATCAAACGTAAAAAAGAAGCTTTGCGTAAAGAAATAGCTGAAAAATTTAATTAATTAACTAAGGATATTTATGAGTGACGATACAATGCTTGACGACTCAAGCCAAGTAGAATCTTCTGAAGTAGAAGAATCAACATCAACTGCTTCAACTGAGCCTGAAACGACCCATGATATAATAGGCAGGGAATTAGATAAATTAACCCCTGAAGAAACTGAAAAACCTGAAGAAAAAGCGCCTGAAGAACCAAAACCAGTAGCAGCTGAACGCTCACCGTGGAAATCATGGAAGGCTGAAGCAGCAAAAGTGCTGGAAAAGTTGCCTGAGGAAACGCAGAAGTATATAATCGAACGTGAAACTCAATTTCATAAAGGCATTGAGCAATATAAGGAAGCGGCCAACTATGCTAAAACCATAGATAGAGCAATATCTCCTTATAAAGATTACATGAGTAATTTGGGCGTGACACCTGACGTGGCATTTACCAATTTACTTAAAACTGAACATACGCTTAGAATGGGATCATACCAAGAAAAAGCGGAAATGTTGCAAAAATTAGCGCATGACTATCAGATTGATTTGAACGCTCTAGCCGGAGTGCCTTATGATCCTAACATGCACAACTTAAAAGCGCAGTTGGAGTATACCCAAAGTCAACTGCAAGCCTCTAACAACTTTAGACAAAGCCAAGAGGATGTACAAATTCAATCAGCTATTGATGAATTTGCACAATCACATGAACATTTTACAGACGTACAAGCTACGATGGCCGACCTGCTAGAACGTGGATTTGCAAACGATTTGGATGATGCTTATGCGAAAGCCATACGACTAGACGATAACGTATTTAATAAAACCTTTGCTCAACAACAAGGTGGAGTTAATCGTCAGAATTTAGTACAGGCAAATCAAGCAGCTCAGGCTGCAAAGGCCGCAGCCGTATCTGTAAAAGGCGCTCCTGCTGGAGTGACTCGATCAGTTACACCTGCATCAACTGAAGATGCCGTTCGTCAAGCCATGCGCTTACACGGTTTATAATTTTTTAGAGGAATACTATTATGGCTTTCGCCAACAGTGCAATCAGCGATATTATCGCTACAACCATTGAATCCCGTACTAAATCGGCTCAAAACAACTTGTCTAACAACAACGCTTTATTGATGAGGTTGTCAGAGCGTGGGAATATCAAAACTATTTCTGGTGGTTCAACAATTTTACAAGAATTGTTCTATAACGACCCTAACACAAACTATGCAGCTTCATACTCCGGTTATGAAACTATTAATATTTCACCTGACAGTCCTATCAGTGCTGCTCAATTTAACTTAAAACACTATGCCGATGCAGTAACTATTTCAGGCCCTGAAATGTTACAAAACAGTGGTAAAGAGCAAATGATTGAATTGCTTGCAACTCGTGTTGAAATTGCTGAAGCTCGTTTACGCAACAAAATTGACACTGATTTACATGGCGATGGAACTGGTAATGCTGGTAAGAACTTAGTCGGTTTAGCTGCTATGATTAGCACTACTCCTACTACTGGTACTTACGGTGGTATTGATCGTGCTACTTGGGCTTTCTGGCGCAATGGTGCATACACTTCTACTGGGTTGGCTGGCACAGGCGCTACTGCTGCTAACATCCAAAACAGCATGAACACTGTAGCATTGTCTGTTGTTCGTGGTACTGACCATGTTGACTTGATCTATGCTGGTTCAACTGCATACTCTGTTTACTTGTCATCTTTACAAGCTATTCAACGTATCACTGACGATAAATTAGGTGCAGCCGGTTTCAGTGCATTGAAATTCTATGGCGGTGCTGGTTCTGCTGACGTTGTACTGGGTGGTGGTATCGGTGGAAACCAAACTGCAACTCGTATGGACTTCATAAACACTAAATATGTTTATTTCCGTCCACACAAAGACCGCAACTTTGTTCCTATCGGTGGTGATCGCCAAGCGGTAAACCAAGATGCAATCGTTCGTTTAATTGGCTTCTCTGGCGCATTAACTTGCTCAGGCGCTCAATTCAACGCTACTTTCTCAACTCTGTAATCAGAAGGTTTAACTCAAATGGCTTATAAAATTACTGATCCTTTGATAGGCGCACAACCTATCGCAGTAACCGACACTACTCAAAATCATCAACTTGGTACTATTGTCCGAGCTGAAGATTCTACTTAT